TGCGTCAACTATATACAAGTCAAAAGGTCGACTAATCAAAACAGTGTGCTGCGGCCCAAGACCAAGGGCATTAAGGCCGATGTGACTAAGGCATATTACAACTGGCATCCTATTCTGTTTAGCGATAATAAAAGGGTATTTGTTATGCTGGTTTGCCTGTTTGTTTATCTCAGCCCAAAAGGTAAGTAACTTGCCCTTCCCAGTAATAAGGCCTTGGAAGTCAAGGTTGGCGTAAAACTTACATTCAGGGGCAAAGGTGCTGATGAACTTGTTTCCCACAGGATGGATGCAAGATATGTCTCCCACCTGACTTGATAGTCGCTTGCCGTGGTTTTTGTGAGCCACGGTGGCTCTTCCTCCTGACATAGCGCTTCGCCAAAACACATCCTCTTGAGTCCCATTGCTTAGCCATGAGGAAAGCTTCACGCAAATCTCACGTTCAAAGGAAGCTCCCTTTTGCTTGCCCCCACCCTTCCTCAAAAATCACCTTTAATAAATTCGATTATGATATATGGAACAATAATTGATAAGAATGTTACTGGTAATGCCGCCACCCAACCAAACCACCATACGGCATCTGCTGCATTTGGCATTGCCTCAGTCACTTTTTGAACAAATGTATGACGTATCAGAATATACCAGCAGATAATCAAAGCTACGATTATTGCACGCTTAATCATTTCATGATCCATGCCGCTTGATAGCCAAAGGTGAATGGTCGAATACCCAAGTGCTTCATGTACTGTGCGACGTAGGTTCCCTTCCCGGTTATCTGCCAATCAGGCGATACCGGCGAGTCATCAATGAACACAATAGATCCCGGGTGAAGCTGTGGAAGTGCTGCTGTAAATTCGAACAGGCAATGGAGGGCCGCTGGGTGGGCGTTTGAAGGATCAAGATCAAAGCTATCAAGATAAAGCAGGTCTATGGCTGACTTGTTATTATTGAGCCACACCACGCTATCCTGACAATAGCAGTGTGTTTCTGGAGCCACTTTAGCTGACAAGTCAGTGGCTTCCTGATCAATGTCAATCGTTGAGAACCTACCATGCTGGTAGCGCATGTAGTCATTTAAGATGACAGTTGATTGCCCATCACCTTCCCAGTTATCAGCCTTTCTAACTGAGCCAGTTTCAACTACGTTCATGGCACAGCGGATTATGGCTTCACGAAGAACAGCCCTAAATGTTGGTGCACGCGCAGCAAGATGGGGTGCGTACTTGGTGTCAAACACGTCAAGGAAATCAGCCATTAGTATTTACCCCTTAAATCTGTTCTGGCCCCCTGACCCCTTCTTGGTACTGCCCCCGGCAAGTGTTTCCAGCTTTTTCCAGTTACAGCAGCCCACATGGGGGTCATAGTTACTCTGTATTTTTCTACTAACTGATGAAGCGTCATCCCATTTTTATAATCTTGCCTAGCTGATAAGACAACCCAATCACTCAGCTTTGCTGCTCCATTAATTGAGCCTGAGGCAGCGGTACCATTTCTAATTTTGTCATTGCCATTATCTTTAGGAGTGCCCCATCTCAAATTTTTCCAATAATTATTTGTTTGGTCATCATCCCAATGCAGTGCTTGCATTCCTTTTGGCTGTGGGCCAACAAAAGCTGAAAGAAGTAAATGGCTCAATCTTTTTCTTACAATTTCACCACTCTCATTAACCAATGAATACGTGGGGTACTTGTTAGCCGAGGGTTTGAGCAGTTGCCCGGGTTTTTTTCTATGCCCAACTTTAACTACAGCCACGCTAATATGACGCCGTACATTTCCATATTCGGAAATTTCATAATTCGGAAAATTTGGTATGGTTTTCCAGATCATGGGTATTTCTGACGGCTTGGCAGGAAGGTTGTTTCTATCTCACCCCAGACCAATTTGACTGCTGCCGCAGCTTTCGCCCGTTCTTCGGCATACTCAGCCGTAGTCATATCCCCAATGCCTTTGGTGTAATCCTTGAACTCACCCTTCTTCAAGTTGAAGGCGTCAAGTCTATCCACCTCGTTAAGCCACGTCACACTGGCAAGTAGGTCATTAATTCCAAAACCAAACTCAAAAGTAAAATCGGCCTCACGGAAAGGCATACCCACCTTGTTCTTTTTCACCTTGGCCTTTAGTTCAATTCCGTATGGCCGCTCAACTTTATTAATTGTTCTTTTGAGAATTTTAATGTGAGCGAGCCAGAACACTTGACTTGCATAGAAGTCAAGTGCTTTTCCCCCACTGCGCTTGTGTTTCTCTCCGAACATGGCCCCAATATTGTCCCGCACCTGAGACACAATAAATAGCAAGACATTGGCTTGTTCTTGTTTCCGCGTGATCTTGCGGAACATCTCACTCATTTTTTTGGCCTTGGCCGCGCCAAATGAACCCTTATCAATATCTCTATCCATCTCAGCTTGATCTGATAGTGCATCAAACGAGTCCAGTACATATAGGCCGGGCCGCTTCGAGGCTTTCTGCCGGTCACAGAAGGCGTTGAAGTCTTCGTAAAAGTCTTCAACCGTGATAATAGGGTTTTCAGCATCACCGAAATCTATCCTATCAAGTGGCAAGCCCATGGCTTCAGCATAGCCGTTGTCCCACGCTGCTTCCGTCTCACGGTAGGCAATGCCCCCGTCAGGAAACTGCATTGAGAAGTTGATCATTACTTCGGTGGCTGTTCCGGTTTTTGCTGTGCTCTTGTCGCCTACGACGTTAGCCGTGCGACCAAGAGCAAGACCACCACCCAAAGCGCAATCCAACACAGCGCACCCTGTACTGACAAAGTGAATGTTCTCCTTAACATCGGTGAAGTATGAGTTCTTTGGTTTTTCAACCTGAATGCGTGTTCGTTTAGCCATTTTTTATGGGTGCCTTAATCCTAGCAGGGGGTGTAGTTAAAGCTAATTCCGGTACCCAGCCATTTTTTATTCGATCACGAAGTGAGTTGTAACTAACAACACATCGCTGGTCTTTAGACCAGCCCATGGGGTGCTTTATTTCCCCAAATATGACTATCGGTTTAGCATTATCTCTTCTATTACGTTGCTGTTCCAAGCAAGTGGCCCAGCGGCAGTTACTTGGCTCATAATTTCCATTAACGTTTATGCGGTCAAGTGTAAGATGTTCTCTGTAGCCGTTTTCAAGAGCCCAGTTCTTGAAATTCCGCGTGCCCCGTGTGACACGTAACTATCTGACTTCTTATAATAACATCTAGCCCGCATGTGACGCCATATTCTATATATGCGGGTTTTTACCATGCCGTGTTTTTTCATGAGAATTTAGGTGCCCTTTCATGAGCCGAATTGAATTGGGCCTCACATACCGCAACAAATTGGCGAGGCTGCATCCCAACGTCTACAGCAACCATGGCGGATAGTTGGGTCAAGGCGACCACACTCATGCGTGAGAACATCATGGCGTCCACGCCAGCCGCTTTAAACTCTTCATTCCACTTAGCCTGAAAGGCAGTAAGCAGCCGCAGAGTAAGCTGATATTCTGGACTAACTTCTGCTACGGGCGGCTGCTTACTTACTCTTGGCATCGAACCTTGCCTTCAATAATTCTACCCATGACTTGTAGCCGGTGCGTACCAGAACTGCGTGTTCTTTGGCCCAACGCAAATATGGGACTTCGTCTTGGAATATTTCTGAAGTGGGGCGGGTATCAACTGTTATAGGGTCAATGCCCGCCCGCTTTAATGCTTCTTCACGCCTAGTCGTCGTCTGAGTCTGGACGTCGACGCCTCGCTATGCGTTCACGTAGGCTGCCGCCAGTTTCCTCTTCAGGCTCACTTCTCCCACGGCGGCTTTTCAAAGGGAGTTCGGGTTCATCATCCTCCTCTGGCTCTGGCTCAGGACGTGCCCGGGTACGGGCGCGGGGTGGTGGGGTCTCATCCTCCTCAGGCTCAGAGCGAGTCCTGCGGCGCAGAGGAGGCGCTTCCTCCTCCTCAACCGGGGCTTGAAGCTTCCTGTTACCACGCACCGGAACTTCCTCATCCTCATCTTCAGGCTCAGGCCGGGAACGTGCACGTGCTGGCTTTGTTACCGGCCCATCTTCATCACGATCACGACGCTTTACTGATTTCTCAGGTTTTTCAGCGTCATCCTCGTCACGTTTGCCAATCTGGCCATCAAAGGTGGCTTTGATGTGGTCATAGTCATAGAAGTTCAGCACTTCCGGCAACGGGTTGTCGGCAATGAAATCCAGCCACTCATTCTCAAGCCCTTCATCATCAGCAATGGGGCTAGGACCAAGCACTTTCATCTTGCTGGGGTCATACTTGGTCAGCATGCCAGTGCCTTCCTTGTAAAACCGCACGTCACGACCCTTTTCAGGATCATCAATCATGATCACTTCTTTGGTATCTTCATCGATACAAAGATTTGCGAGTGACTTGTCAAATGTAAAAGGCGACGCCCAGAGCAAGGGGCCTTCGTCTTCATCATTGCGGTCGATAATCCAGTACAGGATTCTTTGGTTCGGGCTGAGTGCTTTGGTGAGTTCTTTGTCACCCTCACGTTGCGCTTCACGCCGGG